GCGAGTGGAGTTCGGACGTGTTCCGTTCGCAGTTTGGGGGTAAGTCCACCGGAGGACGTGTAGGGGAAGATCGGGCTATGGCGAAAGACAGGTATGCTAACCGCGTTACGGAGCTTTGGTTCGAAGCGCGAAACCACATGGAATTCGGACAAATTCGGGGGGTCTGCCCAGACTTAGCCCGAGAGCTGACGGCCCGCCGTTACAATACAGGAGCCACTGCGGGCAGTGTTGACGCAACGGTATCTATTGAGCCTAAGAAAAAAATGCGGGGCAGAATGGGAGCTTCTCCCGACATAGCAGATGCGTTCTTGGTATTATTTGACCTATGCCGAAGTAGGTTAGGTTTTCGGGCTCAAGCGGGGATAAAAACAGCCAAACAGAAATCAGATCACTGGGGAAGATTCCGAAAAAAGAAATTAAAGATGGGCGGGCTCATCCCCAAGAAATCCTTTAAGACCCTGATGTATGAAGGCGGAGGGCCTAAACTTCGCATCGGTGGAGGAAAAGGCTTAAATTTAATCCGTTGACACTGGGTTTAAACAGATGTATGCACTAGAATATTTGTGAGAACACCGCAAAAGCCAACGTCATCGGATGGGACTACGACATCCAACCTAGATCTCCAGCCGTTCCCAGAAACAGGGAAGCCGGGTTCACGCGTCAAAAACCTAAAGTCTTTGCACTCGGTTTACACACGCTTCTTACGTGATGACGAAAAAAGCGCCTACAACCGCTCGCTAGTTCGCGATGCAGCGGACGGGGCTCCACCCTACGAAGATGAGAGCATCGAGCAGGAGGGGCGGTTCAATTTGAACTTCCACGATCTTTCCGGCCTTCTCGATGAGCGCAACGCGACATACACAGACTTGATCGACTCTACCGCAGATCTGGCTCGTTTCTTTTTCCCCGAGACAATGGATGAGGCAGGAGGAAGTGAGCTTGAAGAAAAAGCTGCGATAATTGGCGAAGAATTTACGCAGCTCAACCGCCATGATTGGCCTGATTTTTACCCCATGTGGGATACGCTCGTAAACGAGCTATCGCAGCACGGCGTTTCAATGGCGTATTTTCCGGACGAGATGACTTGTAAGTGGAAGGCGGCGGGTCTGGATGAGTTCTTAGTCGCTCGTCAGTGTCGTGCCTCTGAAGAGTCCGTAGACGTTATGTTCATTCGGGACAAGATCCCCGTACACACTTTATACAGCTTCGTAAAAGAGGAAAAGTTTGCCAAAGGGGCAGGCTGGAACGTGGACGAAGCCCGAGCTGCGCTGGTACGGGCAACAACCAACAGTATATCCAAGAGTCGTTCGTGGGGCCGATATTGGGCAGAGACGGTTGACGAACTTGCCAACAACGATTTCGGGACAGCCTATTCTAAATCTTCCGACGTGGACTGCGTACACGCGCTCATTCGCGAGTTTGATGGCAGCTACTCACACTACATTTTCAATGAAGATGGAACAGGCGACGACTTTCTCTTTAAGAGCCTAAGTCGCCACCCAAGCAACGAAGATCTTTTTGCTATTTTCACTTCACGAGTTGGACGTAATGGAAAATATCATTCCGTACGTGGAGACCTCTGGAGAGCGTATCCAGAAGCTCAGGCTTTGAATCGGCTCCGTTGCGCGGCCTTGGATTCGACAGCGCACTCCATGGCAATCCTTCTCCAACCAACCGACCCCGAATCCATGGAGGATTTTGCCCTTGTGCTCAACGGCCCCGTGGCATGGCTCCCTCCCGAAGCAACCGTAATTCAACAGCGCAGCAACCCGAATCTTGCCCAGAATGCTCTGCCAATGATTCAGGATTTGTCTGCGGTCATGCGGACCAATCTAGGGCTCCCCGGACCACAGGGGGAACTCCAGCAGGCAAACACGAAGTACGGGCAGACATATCAGCAACTTCGCGAGGGATCGTTGACTGGAGCGCAAGTCACCCGTTTTTATCGCACTTGGCGCAGACTTCTCACAGGGCAGTTCCGCCGAATTCAACGTATCGGCCCAGACAATACTCGCTTCCCTGAGATTCAAGCCTTCTACGGTCGGCTCGCTATGCGAGGGGTCATGCCTGAAGAAGTGATGGCTATCGAGCGTGTTGAGCCTTATCGGGCGGCGGGCAGTGGATCTGTGGGAGCCAGACTACGAGCCTACGACGGAGGAATGGAGACTATTGGGATGCTCGACGAAGTTGGGCGCACTCGGTTCTTAAAAGATTTCTACAGCGAAAAATTTGGCCGTGATCTATCAGCTCAGTATGTGGGCAAGGGTCAGAAACCCCGCTTTATTATTGATGCTCGTATGGCCGAGTTGGAGAACACTTCGCTACGGACAGACCCAAGTATAGTCCCAATGCCCGGTGAGAATGATCTCATCCATGCTCAGGTTCATCTAGGTAAAGCAGACCAAGAGTTGCAGCAAGTCGAAGAGCTTCTCACCCAGAAGGGTGATACTGATCCCGCTCCAGCTATGCCTGTCTTGCAGTACATTCAGGTTCTTCTTCAGCATACCCAGCCGCACATCGAAGCGATGGCTCAAGATCAAACGCGCCAAGCTCAGTTCGTCGAACTTAGAAAAGCCTTCCAGCAAATCGCTGCTCGAACGGAAAGCATGGGCGAACTAGCTCAAAGGCTTGCACCAAGCGAGGAACAACAGCAGGAGCAGGCGGGTAAGATGCAAATGAAAATGCAAGAGCACCAGCTAAAGATGCAAATCATGTCCGAGCAGCACCAAGTAAAAACAAATCTTAAAGCGCAAGACGTGCAACAACGGGCCCAGCTCCGAAAATTTCAAACCGATACCAAGCTGGCTATGGAACTAAGCAAGCCGCCTCGTAGTTAATCTATGCCAAAAAGAACCAGAGCCGCCGCAAGGCGGGAACTCCCCAAGCCGTTTTCCCTCGATCAATGGGCTAAGGACGATGTGAAGCGACAACGCCTTGTTGAAATCTTGGAGGACCCCGATTTTCAGGACGCCCTAGAGACTTTAGAAGCAGCCTACTCACCTACGGTTCCCTCCTATATTTCGAGCGAGTCCAGCTCCGTAATCCCCAGTCAGGGGGACTTAAATAATTTATTAGCGCTTCGACACGTCCATCGTGCGGGGTATTTCGGGTTCGCTACGGCGCTCCGAAATCTCACACGGGAACGAGTACTGAAGCGAGCCGAGCGCTCCCCATGGGGTGATCTCGTGCCGACCGAGTAATCTATGCCAAACGAAACCACCGCAGCACCAGAAGCCGCTCCCGTAGCCGCTCCAACCGAAACCGCAACTTCCACCCCATCGGAGTCCTCTCCGAGTGGAGGTTCTTTTATATCGAATGCCCTATCGGCATTATCCGATAAAAGTTCTGAGCCTAGTTCAGAGTCAGCCCCGGCTAAAGATAACTCATATCCCTCCCCCGATTCTCAAAATCTTAATGGGCCTGATGAGGAAGACGCCAGAGCAGACGCCGACATCAAGCGGGAGACTGCTAATATGCCTGCTTCGCAGCGGGCGGCATTCACTAAGCTGCGTTACGAAGCCCGGGATCTAAAGCGGCAGCTCAAAGCGGCATCTGAAAATAAAGACGCCGCTCAAACTCCAAATGAGAACACAGAAGCCAACGTCGAGCTAGAGCGCATTCGTGGCGAGTACGAGACCATGAAGGCCCGTGTTGCGGACTACGAGAAAGACGCTTACGTGACTCGGTTAGAATCGACCGACACGTTCCAAAAAGAAGTCGTCCAACCTCGTGAATCCGTCGCCACCAGCATTTCTGACATTGCAAAACGCTACTCCGACATTGACCAAGATGCCGTCGTAGCCGCCGTACGTAGCGGAGACCCTGATCGAATCAGCCGAGTGACGGCGGATATGTCCGAATTTGATCGTTATCGTTTTTACCAGCACGTTGAAAAGTACCACGAGATCAACGCCAAAGAAGACAACCTCCGGGCTAACTCTAAGGAGAGTCTCGAAAATATTTATCGTTCCCAGCGCGAGCAGCAGCAGGCTAAGGCCGCTGATGACCGTGGGCAGTGGGAGAAAGCCATCGGGGATGTATGGTCGAAACTCGAAAATGATTTTCCCATCCTCGGTAAAGTAGAAGGTGATGAAGACTGGAATAAGAAAATGGAAACCGTCCGGGGTTTTGCATCGCCGGAGCGTTTCGATAATCTCACCGTACGCGAGAGGGCCGAGGCTCTACATCGGGCAGCGGCGTTCCCCGTGTTGATTTCGGAGTTTGAAGCTGTATTAGAAGAACTCAAAGCCACGCAGGATAAAATTTCTAAATACGAAGG